TCATCTGTTATTCCCTTAGACTTACGCGGTCGCGGGTAATCAGACGAACCAAAATTCCAAGAACGGCCCAACCGCTTGCTACTGCAACCGGATTAGCCGAAATCCACTCTGCAACGGGTGGATAAAGCAGCGCGCTGGCTGCCATTACGAAGTTCAGAACAATGGTTTTAGATTGCCAAGGCTTCTTTGCGGGTTCCATTTTACTCTCCTTTTTTAAAACTATTTATAAAGCTCTCGCGCTCGTCAAGTTTTTTATGGTTCCGGTACTCTTGTATCAGCGCACTGACACGATCGAAATACAAGGCTTGTTCTACTTGAAAGTCTTGATCCGTCATTCCCTTGTTTATTACCAACTTGATGGCTTTTTCGAGTCGGTTGACCGCTTTGGTCCAGGCGTTATCGTTGAAGTCATCGGCCCACTGGTAAAACCCCCCAATGTAGTTTGAGTGGAGTTCCCTTTCAATCCTGTTAATGGATTCACTGAACGAGAGCCAACGAAATTCGCTTTGTTCCGGCATAATAGTGGTCCTTCTTGGTATGCAACGCCATCATAACTTTTCAAAACTATTCTAGTGCCGACTGCAACCCCGCGCCTTCTCATCTTTGCAATCAGAATCTCTCTGTCATTTGGTTCCGCAATTTCTTTGTCTACAATCTCTTGGGATGGCCGATTAAACAGCATGACGTTCTGCGCCTCTTGAACGCTTGTGCTGGACCCCTTGATGTCGAACTCAGACTCGACTCTGCCGTTCATTGTTTTCTTTGGGTGCATTACCATCACGACGTGAACCGGCGACTGTTTGCAGTAAATAATCAGCTCATGAATCACTCGATCCATCTCAACGATTGCGTTCTCGTGTGAAGTCACTTCCATGAAAAAGTTGAGATTGTCGATGAACGCAACTTTAACCCCATGTGTTTTCACCATGTAGTCAAGGTCATGGAGAAGCTGGCTAATGCTGAATCTGTTCTCGTATAGAGAAAGATACAGTCTGGCTTTTTTAAGCCGGTCGATCTCCAGCTCAGTTAGGTACTTTTTAACCTCTTGAACGGATACGATGTCGCCAGTGTTCCAGTCTTTTCGGACACGCGCCGAGATAATTCTTCGCACAAAATCATGTCTGCCGGTTTCTACGGAAGCGACGAAGTGAGGAACCTCCTGGCCGACAAGCGAGTTAGACCAATTTGCTAGGAGAGTGGTTTTTCCTGTGCCTGTGCTGCCGCAGAGGATTGTGAATTCCTTAGGCCGGAACCCTCCCGTTAGGTGGGAAAAGTTCGGGAAGTCATAGAGTCTGACCGAGGGCTCCGGCTTAAGGATCTCAGAGATTGAATCTCCGAGAGCATCTGCAACGTGTTCGTACTGAGTGGGTTGAATTCCTACCTTCATGGCTCCTCCATTTTGGCTTTGTCAGTTATCTGTCATGGGAACCATCTGGCCGTCAACCAGTTTCATGGCAATCCAATCGGAGCTTTGTTTTTTCTGCGGAGTGACTTCTAGGTAGTCTTGCCAGCAATTAGCAAATGTTGAGAAATGTTTAATATATTGCGGATCTCTGTCTTTGCACTCAAGGGCATAGTTCTGAATTGCTGTTTTAAGATCCTGCATCTGAGCATCGGTCTTGATCTGTGACGCCAGGCGTTCGATTCCTTTGGTTTTGCCTTTTCGATTTGGGTAGCCCCTAAATGCCTCTTCGATTTCGATTTGAAACTTTGCCTTATTTAATTCTCTTTTTTTATTATTAGAAGATAAGGGGGGGGGTAGCCCGTCATCCGTGACGGGGGCGGTCGCCATCTGTGACGGGGTCGCCACTGGTGACGGGGTAGAATAGATGCGCCTTTGATTACCCTGAACCTCAACCCGTATGAGCCCAAATTTTGTTAATTGTAACAGTCCTCTCTGGAGTGTCCTTTCTGAAACACGCATTCTGGCACAAAGATAGTCGTTCCCTGCCCAGCAGTAGCCCGAGACCTGCATCAATCCGTATAGATTCGCGTATAGAACGATTGCCAGAGGGGTTATTCCCTCAATGTCCTGAATGTCGCCTGGGGCGACTAGTGGATATGCGTGAGTCATGGCCCCCTCCGAATGGGTTGTTTGTTGCCACAAAGGAAAGCGATGAGATAAGAAAATTTTCTCTCAATTAAGTTATTGTACATTGTTAGGGGTGTAGCTCAGTGGCAGAGCAGCACACGGCTGACGAGCGGTGGGCTTGTCGAGGGTTCGATCCCCTCCACCCCGCCCAAATTCTTGTTTTCATTTAACAGTGTTGCAATTATTGTAAATCATAATGGCTGATAAAAAGAATGGTCTTGACCTCAAGGATTTCGCCAAGCCAATCACTGACAGAGTGGAAGAGGCAAAAGCTCAAACCGAGATTGTTGGCTACAAGGGCACACCGAATATGCCAACGGCATTCAAGGCCAGAGACAAGCACAGGGCCAGAATCATTTGCTACCTAAAGGCTATTGGATTTAAGAATAAGGACATTTCCGCAGCCGTGGGCGGAAGTATGGACGAAGTGTATAGAGTTCTTAGATCTCATAGCGCCCAGGAAGAGATCGAACGGATTCAAAATGAAATTTTTGTGACAGAGCCAGCCAAAATGTTTGAAAGCATCCTACCGCAAGCAGTCAAGATTGCAGTAAACGCAATGATGAGCAGAAAAACAAAGACTTCGGTCCGAGTAGATGCTGCATTCAAATTCATGGATCGCGCACTAGGGAAACCCAATCAGCAAGTAGAGGTTTCTCATAGTTTAATTAAAGATTTAATTCAGAAGATGGATGAAAGTGGTCAGGTGGCCACTATTGAAGCTGACTTCAATCTATTAGATACTGAAAACAAGGAGAATTCATAATGGCAAGCGGAGTGAAGTACGACAGTCAGTTTCGTGTTACACCAACAATTCAGACCACCGCCTATACGCTCGGGCGCCAACTTTGTAGCTTGATTGAAATTCCTGGCTTTGCGCTCCCGCCCCAGCAAACGTGCGCCATTAAAAGCATTTCGGTTATCTGCACAACGGCGGTTGGCACATTTGCTCCCACGTTGGATTTGATCTTTTTTAAGCGGGCTGTAACTAATGCCACTGGACCAAACGCAGCTCCAACTATCTCAAACGCAGACTTTGTTGGCCATGCAACTTTTGTTGAGCGGCTCCCAATGGCAACTGGTGCCGCAAATATCGGCGGAAACACATACATTACCACGGTTCATCCCAATAACCTGACTGTTAACGCAGATACCGGACAGTCAATTTGTTTGTTGCCAATTATTCAAGCTGGAGCAGCACTTACTCCGGGTGCAACAAATGCCGTTACCTTCGTTATCGACTTCGAGATTCTCTGATGCCAAGGGTAGAGGTAGCCTCAAAGGTCAGAACATATTCTGATATTCAAATTGCCAACACTGCGGCAACCTACGCCGCTGGAAGGCAAATTGGATCTTTAATTACTGTTGCTGGAGCACTAAGAACAGTAAATAGAACCGGGGTTCTCGTGACTCTGGCCGTTGTTGACGCAGGACCTGTTTCTCCGGCACTAACCCTAATGTTTTTTAGGTCAGCGCCAACCATCACAAGCACAAATAATACGACCGTGGCCATTTCAGCAGCAGAAATGAACACGAAGTTTATTGGGTTTGTAGACGTTGGAACAACTGATTGGATGAAGCTGAGTGCTGTCAGTGCCGCAAGCGTCACAAACATTGGCTTGAACGTCGATTCTTCAGATGTACCAAACCAAAGCCTCTATGTTCTTGCGGTTGCTCAGGGTGCGTTTACTTATGCTTCGGCAAACCAGTTGAAGATTACGCTGACGATCATTCAGGACTGACATGATTAAAAGAGGAAGAAACAGAAGAGAGCTTCTGAACTCTCCTTATGTTGAACCGATCGTTAAGTTCGACGGATCTTGTTATCTTGATGTAAACCCGGACTACTTTCCAGGGAGTGTGGTTGGAATGCGGTTTTTATCTGGAGCCGCACTAAGAACTCTTAGTAGCTCTGTTGAGCCAAATTTCCTCATGACAGGAACGGGGTTCTTTTTTAATTTTTGGATTAACTTCATTACAACCGGAACTCGCCAAACAATTATTTCAAAAAGGGCTGGAGTAGTAGCCGGAACCGCTGGGTGGCAGATTAGCGTTAACGTCGCTAGAGCGATTGAATTCATATCTCAAAATACTGCCCTCGTAACTCAAGTGGTTACGTCACCAACGCTGCTTACTGTTGGCACACTTGCTATGGTTTCAGTGAATGTAGACCAAAGTGTTGCTGGAACAACGACGGTAAGCATTTACATTAACGGGGCTCTTTCAATTACGACCGCCCTTGCTGGAGATAGGTATACCGGAACGACAAGCAGGCTTTGCATTGGGGCTCTTGATAACGTCACTCAACGTCTTGGATCTGCTATTGGTGGTTTACTAACAAGGCGAGAGCGCGAAACTGGAACATCTAACATAACTTCTCTTCGGGCGCTTGGAGTTGGAATTTCTTTTGAGGCCACAGCCGCGCTTTTCCCAGATTCGAATACTGTTGGGTATTGGCAGCACTCGGATGCAAACGATTCAATTTGGCCAGATAGGTCTTTGTCAGGGGCAGATATGGGTTATCACCCATCATCTGTGGCGCTTGTTAGCCAATTTAGGCTATTCGCCCCAAAAAGCGTTTTTTACTCGTTTCCGTCGTTAAGTGTTCCGTCTGGGTATTTTACATTACTGCCGGAATCATATTCAGAGCTTTGCACTTCTCTAAATCTCAACACATCACAAGAAAATAAAAATCTCGGCCTTGGCATGAAGTCTTTTGAGACTTCCTCACCAACAGATCCAACTGATAGTCCTGTAATTTTTACCGAATCACATGGGGCTGTTAGAAAACTTAGGGGAGCAAGCCCTTGTCTATTTTTTGATGGCGTAAAAAAGTCAATGTTTTCTTCTGGATCAGACGAAGAGTCAGCATTTACTGATAGAGCGTTTGTTGATTTTTGGATTGTATTTAGTGGGGATATAACCACAGGAAAGACAGAACTTTTTTCGGCAGACGAGCCGTCTGGAGGGGACAAATTTACAGTAGTTTTAGATGGAGCCACCAATCCCGGAACAATAGCTATTAACTTTAGGCAATATGATTATGAGCCGTCTCCTCAAGCTGTACCCCTAGTCGCCACATATCCACTGAGTTATCAAATGAACATTTTAAGAATCCAGATGGATTATGAAAACGCGCTACTAACGGCGTCTCTAAATCTTGAGCCAGAAGAACAGTATGCAATGACGGAACCAGCGGGCAATAGTGACGTAAGTATATCGAAAAACATTTTTTTGGGAACTGGTCCTCTTTCTTCGTTCCACAATGGAGACATCGCAAGAGTGCTTACCTTTAATTCAAGGCTTGCACCAACGCAGGCGTCTTACCTTTTTAATTATCTCAGGAAAAAATACGACGTACCTGTGAGGGCTTAATATGGTTTGGCAATTTATTCGGATCATTTGCTTGGCGCTTTGGCGGTACTTGGTGAGAAGGGTTCAGTGGGGGCTTCGGGGTGCTTGGTATCTTCATCGCTATCGAACCGGACTTTTACTTCTGAGCGAAACAGAAGACCTCTGCCGCTCTGGAAAGAAAAAAATTGTTGGAAAAGAACGGGCAGCAGCAATCAAGAAACAGCAAAAAAAGATTGCAAAGCTGCGTGTTTATGCTGTTGTAGATCAAAAGGAGAATTCCCATGTACGGCAAAATGACCAAGAAGCCTGCCAAGAAAAAGGCAGCTAAAAAGAAGACGAAGTAATTCAGGGGGCCGAGCAATCGGCCTCCCTTCTTTATGCCTACAACAGCGGAATATCTCGAACGATTTAAACTAGTCAGGTCAGATCCTTGGGTGTTTGCCACCAAAATGGTGCGAACCAAGGACGAAGTTGATCGTAAAAATCCTATCAAGTCCTTTCCGTCCGATCTCGCGTACCAGAAGCTATACATGAGGCTCTGGCAAAAATATCCAAAGATTGCGGTTCCTAAGTCCAGGCGAATGATGATGTCTTGGACCAATATCGTTTTATACGTCTGGGACACCATGTTTAACGTGGGAAGACAACAGGCATTTGTGTCCAAAAAAGAAGACGACTCGCATGAGCTTATTGAGCGTGCAAGATTCATTTTGGACAACCTTGATACTGAGTATCTTCCCAAAGAACTTATTCCTCGATGGACCTGTAAGTTCGGAGAATTGTCTTTTCCTGAACTTGGAAGCAGGATTCTTGGGTTTCCGTCGGGGGCTGACCAGCTTCGTCAGTTTACGTTTTCAGGAATGTTGTTTGACGAGATGGCCTTCTGGGAGAACGCAGAAGATGCCTATGCTTCATCGGTTCCAACCATCGAAGGTGGCGGGCGGATGACGTTAATCTCTTCTCCTGCGCCCGGATTCTTTAAGCGGCTTGTATTTGATGAGCTACAGGACGAAAGCCCTCAAGAGCAGAAAGAGGAGCTTCCGTGTGGCAGATTTCCGACAGAAGGTGTCGAGGCGTGGCAGAATCCAAAAAATAAGTTTGTGATTGTGAAGCTGCATTATACGGCAGACCCAAAAAAAAGAGATCCTTCGTGGCTCGAAAATATCCGGTCTGCAATGAGCGTTTCCAAGTTTAGGCAGGAGTATGATCTTCAATGGGACACATTTCACGGCAAGCCAGTATTTCCAGACTTTTCGGAAAAACTACACTGCGTGGAGTCAGTGTCACCGGAAATCGGACTCCCATTGCTCCTCGGTGTGGACCAGGGCTTAAATGCCGCTTGTGTTGTTTGTCAGCAGCAGGGAGAAAGGTTTGTGGTTCTCAAGGAGATCCTAGGGGTCAACATGGGAGCCGAAAGGTTTGTAGAAAAGGTTTGTAGGGAATTGGCCCTTGATTTCCCTGAGTGGTCAGACTTGAAGAAGGATTTTATCGTCTACATGGACCCAGCCGGATTTAGTAGGAGGGATGTAGATGAAAGAACTTATGCCTCTGTTTGGGTGAACCGTGGGTTTAAGCGTTGTTTTCCTGGCCCCATGCTTTGGGAAGAGAGAAGACAGTCGGTTGAGAGCGGACTTCTTAAACAAAATAAAGAGGGCTCTATTTTCCGAATTGTAAAGGGCGAATGTGGTCTATTGCTCCGAGGCTTCAACGGCGGATATAGATATTCGGAAAAGGCTTTTGATGTAGAGCCCACCAAGGCTAGGCCGGTTAAGGATGAGCATAGCCATGTTCAGGATGCGCTACAGTACGTTAAAGGTGGTTTTGATAGGCTAAAAACTAAGGGTGGAAAATCTTCTATTCCTGAGTTGAAATACTCCAGTTACACAACCGAGCAAAAGGATTTTTATGGCGAACCAAAAGCAGGTCGATTCGGACGCTTTAATCGTTAGGACGACGCAGAACTATATCCGCGAGTCATACGAAGCCAGGCGTGAGCGGATTCGTCTTAACCGACTGAATTACGATATTTTTCATCATCGTCAGGATTACGCACACAAGCGACCAGGACAGTCTCAGGAGTTTCTGCCGAAACAGCAGATGGCAGTTGAGCAGATGGCTAGCTTCGTATCCCAGGGTCTTGTTGACGTAGGACATTGGTTCAATGTTCAGCAACAGCCAGGAGTCAAAAACAATCGCGTTGATTCGGTTGAGACCTATCTGCTTTTGCAGAGGCAACTTGAGAAGTCTGGATTCTTGAGCTTTGTCAGCGATGCAATTAAGACTGGGGCCTTGGGGTCTTTGATGATTGCCAAGGTTCACGGAAAGAACGTGCCAACCGCACGTTTTTTTACTCAGGTAATCGACAATAAGAAAAAGCTATTTAAGGCAGAAAAGGACATCTGGCAGCTCTACGTTGAGCTGATTAGACCGGAGGACTTTTATCCCGATCCGACTGGTGCCGGACTTTATGAGGCCCAGACGATGTGGGTTGATAAGAGTGTTGTCATGTCCATGTCGGAAGGCGAGAATGCGCTTTACGATAAGTCCAAGGTTGAAAAGCTAAATGGATATGCCCCTTCTGACTACGACCAGTCATGGTCTGATAAGGATCGTGAAACCGACCAAAGCAGAACCTATTCTGACTACCGAGTTAGGATCAAGCTCACTGAGTGCTGGGGAGACATCATTGAGCCGACGACGGGAGAGGTCCTGTACAAGAACGTCACCTGGACTGTTGCAAATGACACCACGCTAATTGCTGCTCCTAAGCCCAATCCTTTCTGGCATGGCAAGAGTCCATTTGTGGTGGCTCCGATTGTTCGTGTTCCATTCTCTGTTTGGCATCGTGCTCCAATGGACGCTGCAACCAGAACCAACATTGCAATCAACGAGCTTTATAACCTGATGGTTGATGCTGGCATGATGTCAGTCTTCGGGATCAAGCAGATTCGCACAGATTGGCTTGAGGATGACCGCGAGGTGGCTGATGGAGTCCGGCCCGGTCAAACGATCAGGGTGTCTAGCAACTGCCCCCCTGGTGCTCAGGCCCTTCAACGAGTAGACGAGGGTGCTCTTAGTGGCGAAGCCCTTCAGATGTTTAACTTGATGAACGCTGAACACAATACTTCGGCCATGACGAATGACCTTCGTATGGGGGCTATGCCAAGCAGAGCGGTTAAGGCGACAGAAGTTGTAGAGGCATCACAGACGATTACCTCTATGTTCTCTGGAATTGCCAAGGCGATCGAGGTGGACTTCATTGAGCCTATCTTGGAAAGGTCTTGGAATGTCATCATGCAGAACGCCAATGACCTTGACGGAGATGAGGTTAAGGCGCTTATTGGCGATTCCAGAGCTTTGGAACTTTCCTCGATGAGCGCAGAGGACAGGTTTGCAGAAACATCTCAGGGCAACAAGTTCCGAGTCTTTGGGGTGTCTCAGACCCTGAACAAGCAAAAGGACTTCAGAAAACTTACGAGCCTCCTTCAGACGGTTGGATCGAGCGAGGTTCTTCTGGAAAGTTTCATGAAGCAGTTTAGCTTTGAAAAGCTCCTTGGCGAGATTGTCCGCTCTCTTGATATTGAGCCTGGATCTATTGAGCAGGATGAAATGGATCAGATGATGATGGCGATGAGTCAGCAGATGGCTCAGGGGTCAATGCAGCCAGGAGCTGGACCAGATATGCAGAGCCAGATTCCTCAGGCATCTGCTGGGCCAGAGCAAGAGGACATGGTTCAAAGCAACATTCCAAGGTCTGAGTTTCCCGGTAGTCCTGCAACTGCTGGTCAGTAATGGATAAGATAGAGTTATTAAATGACAGCAGAATGGCTCGAATTGTTTTCGAGTCCTTTAAGGGCGTCATTGATAAGCAAAAGGCTGATTTGTTAAGCCGCCTTTTGTCTGAAACAAAAACAGGACCGCTTGATCCACAGATATACGCTAAGTTTCTTGGCGGAATTTCGGCGCTCGAGGAGTTGGAGTCTGTGGTTAAGCGACAGATTAACAAAGGCGAAAAAACAGAAAGGGAACTTTTAGATGCAGCAACAAGAAGAACAGAAGACAGGAACTGAGATGTTCAACATTCCTCCAAAGGAGGAGAAGGCGGCGGATCGGGTATCGGCTGATGCAAAGCCAGCCAAGAGTGTTGAAGATATTAAGAAAGAAGGCCCCATCTATCTCGGTGGAAAAAAGTTTAACAACGTAGAAGAGTTGGCCATTTATACGCAAAAGCTGGAAATTGAGAAAACCACCCAGACTGCCGCCGCTCCAGCGGTGTCCAAGGCCGCTCCCTCTGACAAGCCAATTTCTGAGCTTCTATTTGAAGACCCCGAGAAGGCTCTCGAGCTTCATGAGCGCAGGGTGATCGAAAAGATTCGCGCAGAAGAGACTCGGGCAAAGAGCGAGCAGGGCTTTTGGACAGACTTCTATAGCAAAAACAGGGACTTAGATGGAGAGTCTGACCTTGTTCAGTTTGTGGTTCAAAAGCACATGGGCGAGCTAGGTCATCTTCACCCTGACCAGGCAGCAGAAAAGATTGCGGAATATAGCCGCAAGACCCTGAGTAGGTTCAGGGGAGCAAAAGAGATTACCCAAGCACTTCCTGCTGGAACGGCAAAGGTAGGACCGTCTACAACGCAGTCCGCGCCGACTGTGACAGAAAGTCGTCCTACTTCGGTTGACTTTGTGTCTCAACTCAAGAAAATTCAAAGAAGTAGAAAAACAGTTTAACCTTGGAGGCATTTTAAATGGCGAACTTTGAGTGGACGTTTGACGCCCCGTCAGGGGTGTATAAGAACCACGCTCTTTCTGCCGACCTGCGTTCTGCCGCTGTTGCAGAAAGCAAGTTCATGCAGTTTGTGCGTCCCGAGTCCGGTTACGGACGTAAATCCGGTGAGTCGATCACGATTGCTCGTGTGTCGAGCCTTGCTCTTCCAACGAGCGGGAAGCTTCAGGAAGGTCTGAAGATTCCAGAGGACTCGTTGACCATCAGCACCGTGGCAATCACTGTGTCTGAATGGGGTCGAGCAGTTCCTTACACCAGCTTGTCTGAAGATCTCAGCAAGTTTGATATGGAATCTATTGTGCAACAGGAACTCATGAAGCAGATGCGTCTGGTTCTTGATGGAGCTGCTGCTGCTGCGTTTAAGACTTGTAAGGTCAAGGCACGTTCGACCTCTGTGTCGGCTGTAGCTTTTGACACTGCCGGATCTTTTACTGCTCTTGGCACCAATCAGCTTGACGTTGCACACGTTGAGCAGATCCGAGACTACATGTACAAGGATCTTCTCGTTCCACCGTACGAAGGGGATGACTATGTTGCTCTGGTTTCGACCAAGGCAAAGCGTGGCCTTCTCTCCGATCCGGCTTGGGAAGATTTTCATAAATATACTGATCCACAGGCCAAGTATAATGGTGAAATCGGTCGCATTGAAAACATCCGTTTTATCGAAACGAACAATAACGCTGCCCTTGGAAATGCAGTAGGAACCAACTCCATTGGTGAAGCATTGTTCTTCGGCTCTGATGCGGTGGTGATGGCAGTGGCCCTTGATCCTGAGCTTCGCGCCGGCATTCCTGGAGACTTCGGTCGTCAGAAGGCCGTCGCATGGTACGGCATCATGGACTTCGGTCTTGTATGGGATACGGCCAATGCTGGTGAAGCTAAGGTAGTTCACTTCGGCTCATCGCTGGTCTAATAGGAGGATAAGATGTATATCAATCAACTTGGAATTGGGCAGCTTGTACCGTCTCTCGCTGCGAGCGTAGCTCCCGGATCTATTTCTGGAACCGGAGTTCGAGCAGAATATACCTGTGTTGGTATGCGCGTCGAGGTTGTTCGGGTTGCGGCGGCTCTTGCCGTTGCAGCCGGAGCAGGAGCGGCGGTTGTTCAGGTGAAGCGTCGTTCGGGTCCGGGGGTTACTGCTGGAGAAACCGTTGTTGCTACGTTGACCATTCCGGCATCTCAGGCTGCCGGATCGGTTGTCTACAAAGACGTGAATCAGATTGCGCTCGCACCCGGACAGGCTCTTGCGTTTGAATGCACTACCGCAAGTGCCGCAGGCACGGCTATTTTCGGACTTCTTGCTCAGGAAGATCCTGAGTATAAGCTGAACGAATCGAGCATGGTCGCAAGCGCCTAATTAAACTTGGGGGGGCATCCTTTATTGGATGTCTCCCCATTTTTCTACGAGGTATTTATGGCAGTAGCTTACAACATCAACTATCAGGATCGCACTGGACGCGGAAAGCACATGGTCAACGCAGACATTGTGTACACCTCTGAATCATATAGCGCTGGTCTTCCTGTATCTGGCGCATCTATTGGATTGCCAAACGTCATTGAGTCATTGCTGGTTATCGACCAGGGCGGTGGATTTGCGGCTCGATATAACGGTGGAAAGATCCGCCTATATCAAGAGGGTGCTGGTGCCGGAGCTTTGACTGAGTTGGCTGCTGGAAGTCAGACGCTCACACTAAAAGTCATTGC